ATGAAAAAAATACTCCTTCCGGCGCTTCTGCTGGCCACTTCGGGCGTAGCGTTGGCGGCGCCGCAGGTGATTACCGTAAGTCGTTTTGAAGTAGGAAAAGACAAGTGGGCGTTTAATCGGGAAGAGGTCATGTTGACCTGTCGGCCTGGCCAGGCGCTCTATGTGATCAACCCCAGTACGCTGGTGCAGTATCCCTTGAATGCCATTGCCGAACAGCAAGTAGCGGAGGGTAAAACGCGCGCTCAGCCTATTGCCGTCATTCAAATCGATAACCCGGCGAAGCCCGGTGAGAAAATGAGTCTGGCGCCGTTTATCGAACGTGCGCAAAAGCTTTGTGATCCATCCAATAGCTGACTGATTTTTAATAAAAAACCGTAAACCTTCACGAAAAGGCTTACGGTTTTTTTATCTCTGATGACAGACAAAACGCCAGGTTTTTTCAATCACCTTCGTCACAAACTGGAAAACCTGGCGTCGTCATCTATTCTTAAAGGGCAAGGCGATTTAGCCTGCATTAATGCCAACTTTTAGCGCACGGCTCTCTCCCAAGAGCCATTTCCCTGGACCGAATACAGGAATCGTATTCGGTCTCTTTTTATTTAGATTATAAATCAATGAGTTATGTGTTTCCCCTCGAAATTCCTCGAAATTTCCTCGAATTTCTGTATTCCGGTCTTTTTGGTTATATCACATCCAAATCCAGTTTAACATTTCTTTTACAACAAAATCAGAGCATCACGTAAGCTTTATTATCGCGTTCATCGAGATAGAGTTTCGTGGTGTTCTCTGAGGTGTGGCCCAGTAGTTTTTGAGCGAATTCCTCGCCGCGTTCGTCTTTGTACAGCCGACCAGCCAGGCTACGGATCTCGTGAAATGTCGGTGGGTTATCACTAAATTTAACGCCTGAAATTTTTCTGGCTTTTACAAATTTCTTTGTCAGCCCATCCGGGTGAATATTCCCGGTCGGGCTATTTTTCCTGATTCCTGCACTGATCATGAAATCAGTTCTGCTTACCAGCCGGCAGCGATCGATAACCGTTCCCAGACGTAACCCTGGCGCCTCAAGGGTCAGGGATAGGGGGAATGCTATCTTCATTCCTGTCTTTATCTGGGTTACGTGTAGGCGACCATCAACGATATCACTAAACTTCATGTTAACTATATCCTCACGGCGTTGACCAGTAACCAGCGCGAGATCCATCGCAAGAGGAAACCACACAGGCAGATGTTCTGCCGCCGTCCGCGTGGCGTTATATGTCTCCAGTTGCAGGCGTTCCCTGGCAACCTTAATTTCAGGTGCTCGGGTTGGCTCAACCGGATTCGTTGTTATTCTTCCTTCCACAATTGCCTCACGAAACATGTCAGATAGTACAGACCTCATCGCCCCCGCCATCGTGTTTTTACCTTTCCGCGATCCATGACTCCAGAAACTCAGCAATATGCCGCGTGGTCACCTCTGCCAGTATCATTTCCCCCATTTTTTCGCGCACGGTCGCTAACTGATTGCCGCGAATTTTGTATGTGTTGGCCGCTAAATCCCGTCGTTTTAGTAACACGTTATAGCGGTCTATCCACATTGAAACGGTAAACGTATCGCTCCTCTTTAACTTTTCTATCAGGGCGGCAGGGGTGTAGTTCTGGTAAATATAATTATTTGCTTCAATTGCCTGTGCCACGGCATCACGGCGAGCAATTTGGCCTAGGGCAATTTCTTTTTTGGTAACCGGGTTTCGCCAGTAAAATGCCCTATCATTTTTACGATATGTTAGATTTTTAGGTAGATTGGCATCATACTTTTTTTGACTCATTTATTAACCGCTCCAGCAACGCACTTTTTTTACCAGTTCGCCCGTTAGGATGGTGTTGTTCAAGCACCAGTCCCACTTTATTCGGCTTGATATAAAACGCGTCCGGATTAACCCGATACGTCCTGCCATGTAATACTGGAGTCGGGTAAATATTTCCGTTTCGCGCCCATCGTCTTAATGTTGTGAGAGGTGGTGGATCATCGGGATAATTTAATTCACCCCAAGTTTCAAGTCTCACAAAGCTCATAGTCATGTCTCTTTACTTCATGACCGCCGCCAACTATACGGTGTGGCGGTCGGTCGGGGTTGAACATCAATGATCAGTTAAAATTTGAAGGACTGCTGACCGCCGCCCGGTAAAACTTTTACATCTCCGGCGTGCCGTCCTGTAAATCCTGCCCAATGCGCGGCGCGTATCCTGTCAGCCTGCTCTTCAGTCAGGCAGGGTTGCGGCAGGGCGGAGTTTTTCCGGTGCTCTGCAACGCGTATGGATTTGCCGGCTTCGTGTAACTTCTGGCACAGGGGGCAAAGGTCGCGTGTATCCATCATCCGGATTTTTCCATCGAAAAATATGTTGCCATGCCATGTAGCGCAGTTCCGGCACACGGGCGCATCGCAGGTGAACATGGCACGACATTTTGTCATGTGCCCGTGTTCATCCTCATCGGCATCCCAGCCGATGATCCCGTCACAAAGCAGGGTGGCCGGGGCGCCGCAGAACATACAGACAGGCTTCTTCATGCTGCAATTACCTCCCTCATTCAGGCTGTACGAATCCCGCCGCGTGAGCAGTGTTTAAAAGCATTTTTACGGTTAATTAATTATTCAGCAGGCGATCTTTATTCCTTAATACATTTAAACTCTTCCAGCGTGACTTTCTCTTCGCGTGATTTTCCGGCTTCAGTTCTGCCGGACAGCATTTTTTCACACTCGGCTTTATTCATTTTTTTGTCAGAAAAACGAACCCAGTTTGTCGGGGAATTACCCGGCTTTTTGACGATGGCGGTTATTTTGTACATGGCCCGGTCTCCTTTTTCGGTGCTGCTGCCAGCATCGCACCATAAATTAATGACACGTCAATTTTCCCGACAGTTTCAATCATGCATGACGCCATAATATTTCCTTCGGCAATCATGTCTTCGTCTGCCTTTTCGGGGGCCAGTTTCCAGCCATCCGGAATTACCGGAGAATTGCCCCCCGCGTTTGGATGCAATCCCCGGATGCCATCTGCTAACTCAGCTAATGCGTATGACCAATCGTGTTGGGTGTCATTACCAAACTCAAACGCACCGGTGTCAGAGTCGTACCGTCCGTGTTCGTTATCGAATGCTTGTCTCTGCTTATCTACCCAGGAAGCCGCGGCCTCAATGCCATCACGATAAAATGACACTACCGGCACTGGCTGGGCGCTATACTCATGTGCCACAGCCATTTGTGGGTGATTGGGATTATTACACGGCACTCCACACACCTCACAGACAGCGTGCTGTATCCCGTCCAGCCTGCGGCGTTCCTGTAGCTCTCGCATCGCCGCTGCAATATCGGTGTAGTCAGTCAAAACTGAATCGTCGCAGATTTCAGCGCGCGCCAGAATTTCAGCTATTTTCCTGTCTGTTAGTTTGTTATTGCTCATCGCAATACATCCTCCACACTGATTAACCCTTTACGGCTCAAATAGTTCATTGCGGCGCCGTGTAACTTGCTGTTCGGCCTGGCGTTTCTAAGCGAGTGGGCCAGACGCTTAATCCACATCGTTAATTCTTCCACTTGCTTTTCTGCTTCTTCCAGTTGTTCGCGCACCTGTCGCATATCATCACGCTGAGTAAGTGCCGATTCAGGCATGGAATGTTCGGCGCACGGGATTATTGTGTGAACGTCTGAGTATTCGCCGCCGCCGTCACTGAATGCCATTACACAACCACACTTTGATTTGCCGTTCACAAAGACAATTTTGTTACTCATAATGACCGTCCTGCACGTTGCGTAACCAGATACAGACCTCGCCGTCTTCGGTGTCGTGAATGGAACCGACAAACCATCCTTCACCTTCAGGGGCTTCTGGTTGCCAGGCAGAAATGTCGTATCCGTCAACGTCAGGATCAATTTCCTCATCATCCCGGTAAGAGATTTTCCATTCCAGACCGTTAGCCTCCAGCCAGGTATTAAACTCGTCCGGAGAGATAACCTCACGACCATCGCAAAACTGTTCGTACAGCGGGTGAGTCCAGTAACCGTAATGATCGCGCTCTACGGGTAATGCAGTGATTTTGTTCATTATCATTTCAGGCGGTCAGCGACCGCCAGCCTCCGTTATGCGGTTATGTATTCCGGCTTCATATCGTTAAGATTGATGCGGTACTTGTCGTACAACTCGTCGCCAATATGCCGTTTTGCCGCAGTGAGTACCTTTTCGGCTGCTTCAAAACCCGCCACGGATTCTGGTTCTCCTGGACGCGGAATAGCATTAATGGCTGTCTCAACCAGATTGCGATGTTTAACCAGGTGATAGCGGCGCGTGGCCTTATTTTTCAACTCAGTAAAAAGTGCTGTGCCTAACGTGGGTTTCGCCGAATTGATATCGTTTCCGACTGCGGTTGCATCTTCCAGCGTTTCAGCAGAATTGATACGAGTACGGAATTCATCAGCCACAGCATCAACGTTTGTTGTCGGCTCCTGCCCGGTGGTGGTTGTTTCCTGGGCGCTATTGTTGATATCACGCATGGTGATGTTTTCCTGTGGGGCAGGATTGATAATTTTCTCATTCCGCTCTTCCAGTTCATCTGGTGTGTAAACGCCAAGAATAACGTCTGGGCAGTACAGACGAGCCCAGCGTTTCACCGCAAGGTAGGCCAGTTGCTGACGTGGATCTGATGCCCATAGTGTTGAATTTCGTACCTGAGCCTGAGAGAGCATCAGAATAAGCTCCCGTGGTTCACTTTCACCTTTCAACGTGGCATATGCGCGTACGCCAACTCCTTTTTCATCGGCCAGGCTCCAGCCAGGAACAATATATTTATTTCCTTTGGTGCTGGTTTTCTCCACGAAACGCCCAACAATATTTTCCCATGTACCAAACCATTCGAAGTGAATGCGATCTTTAGTAGGGGCCATGCTGTTAACAACGGCGTTAACCAGTTGAGCCTCATAACCCAGGACACCGGAATCTCCCACGATAAAGGTTTTCTGTGCGACAGCGAACGGGTCCATGCCCCAGCGCGCAGCCTGCATCACGACAGCCATGCAGGATTCTGGTTTACCGCGAAAGTGAGCAGGGACAAAATTACCGCTGTTAGCCATGACCTCTGAAAGCGTACGCAGGCGGTTAAACAGTTCACCATTTGTCAGGATAGAAACATTGTCTATTTTCTGTGTCTGGTTATCAGTTGTAGCTATTGAAGTGGACATTTATGTTTCCCCTTATGCCATTTCACGAAGCGCTTCGAGGCGGCGCAGGTCGTAATCGTTCAGTTCGTCGGTGTAGTCTGCGGTGACCGGCGCAGGCCATTCGCCTGTATCCATTGCGTTGGCGATAGCGCGGATGGTCCGGCGATACTCAAGCTTCCCGAGTTCCAGCAGTGAATCAGACGCCCACACAACGGCCACCCAGTGATAGCCTTCGTCTTTGTTCACGAAGATCCAGGCGAATTTGTCCAGGTCGGCTACGTTGCAGTACATACCGGCGCTGAGGTGGTAATCGCGCATGGTTATTTCGCGGTGAAGCCGTGATTTCAGGGAGTCTTCTTTCACATCCCACATGCTGATTGTTTTCAAGTCGAAGCCAATGCGCAGACCTTCGTACTCGAGTTCAACATCCGGGCGAACACGGATGTCCAGCCCTGTATCGTCATCGATGCCGAAGTAGCTGACTTCGACGGCACGTGTGGGGTTCTGTAGTAATTTTCCGGCCTCCGGATGAGCGTAGAGAGCAGACTGGATAGCCAGCGCAGTCTCGTACTGCTGGCGGGTAACCAGGATTTTATTGCCCGGGTTTTCACGCCATGCGTCAAGCAGCTCGTCGGCGAATACCGCATCCGGCTTGACGGATTTCACTGCCTGAATCAGATCCGCTTTGGCACCGGATACTTTCAGCGGTTGGGGCTTCTGTGCTTCCTGCGCAACGAGATCAGGATTGATGATTGCCAGTTGCTCAAGGAGCGCGTCGCGGTTGCCACTGGTTCTCACCTGTGGCGGTAGGGTGGCGTTGTATTCCTTTATGCAGGCCTTCATTGTAGAGGCGGTAAAGTTTTTATCGTCACCAACGATTCGTTTGAAATCGTCAGGTAACTCTAGGTACGCAACGCCAATTGCATCTTTGTCGCCGCCTAAAGGAACCGGTGCGGGCAGACTGGAGTTATATTCCTCCAGCAAAGTTTTGATCTCGTCAGCGCTTAACTGTGGCGTCAGGCTGGCGTTATATTCATCAATAACCGCCCGGATCGTCGCTGTCGTCGTGAGGGCGCCTTCCGGGATTTCAGGCTCAATACTGAACTCTGCATCCAGAATTTCAGGCTGTAACGCCAGTACATGTACCAGATTTCCCATGTCCAGAACTTTTGAACGTTCTTTTTTGATGGTTTTAGATACATGACGACCTTCGTAATACATCAGACTTACCCGTGCATCTTTTACCATTGTGGAGCTGATACCGTTGGCCGCATGATAAATATCGTTCGGCACGCCTTCATAACGGCTTGGTTCGAAGTACTCCGGCCAGGTGTATTGCGGTTCTGGCTTTGTTTCCGGCATTTCTGGTTCGCTGACGGTGGTTTCCACTTCCTGTTTTTCGCCATGAATTGATGACCCTTTCAGCAGTGCTGTAACGTCGAAAATGCCATTCGCCACTTTTGTTACTATTTCCGGCTTATTGGTCCGCGGGCTTGTCTCTGTCTTCACCCACTTCGGATCGTCAGGGGCGCTGATGCCTTCCACATATTCACCGCGCGCGGCTGCCAGTTGTTTACCAACATCAACCGGATTTTTGGGTGGAATGTTTTTACGTGCTTCGTGCAGTTCTGCCCGTATTTTCTGGTAGCCTGCTTCTGTCTGGCTTACTGGTGGCTCATTCTCCAGCGGCTGCGGGTCCGGATGATGTTCAGTTGTGTCCTGTTCCACTGCTTCAGGCGTTGCTGGTTCATCTGCCAGTTCGCCTGTCGGTTGCTGTTTTTCTTCATCACACTGAAATCTCCCTGCCTCAATATCCCGCAGACATTTGCCCGCCTGACGAAGCCTTGCTGCATTTTCTTCATGAGTTGTTGGGGTGTTATCAGGCACATATTCGTACCAGTCCGGATCGCGAACGCCATGAACGGCAAGAAAGCTTTCGCACCACGTCCGGCGAAGATCAGGATTACCGTTATGTACGGCCTTTGGCGCTTTGCGTACCAGGTCAATAATGGTCTGTCGGTCGTAGCCTTTGATGTCGGGAATAATGCCCACTGTCATCGACATTTGTTTCCAGTCTTCCCGGTCTTCGGCGATGATACGTTTTGCAAAATCCATTGCAGGACGCAGGTTATTCAGATCCAGCTCCTCACAGAAACCACAGGCGAGTTCATAGTTAATCGTTCTGTGTGTCGGTTTTTCGCTACGGCGTGGACGTTCTGGCTTATTTACCTCGTCGACAATTACTTTATGTGGCCCGGTTTTTTTAACGGGAGCAGGTTTATTCTTCAGGCGTTCAGCCCATTCCTTAACCAGCAGGCCGCGGTTAATGTGTTCAGCACTGAACCATTCCTTAAAAAACTTAATAGTGGTGCATAACTCAGGCACTTTTCCATCGACAGGAAATACCTGTTTATACGCATTCACTGCTTTGTGAATATCGTGCTCGATAGCTTTTTTGAACGGCTCTACATTTTCTGCTGCGAGTATCAGGTTCTGGACAGTGGTATTCTGAGTATCCATCTCCAGACACGCGATTTCTTTTTTCTGGTCTGTATCGACGTGATAAAGATATTCTCCATCGCCAATATACTGTGCCAGAACGCGATGGCGGAACGGCAGTGTCGCAACCACGGTCAGTTGAGGGTTTGCTGACGGGTTATGAGATTCCTGTATCCCGTTTTCTCCGGCAGGAGTGCCAGCACCGTCGGCGAGTTCTGTTTCATCTGATTTAACAGCAGAAGCTGCGCCGGGGATAAGTGTCAGGGTTTTGCCGTCTTCGCCACCGGGTTCGCGGTTTTCACAAAATTTAGTGTCAAATACACCCTCGGGCGGAATGTCATTTTCTACCGGAAAATGTACGCGTACAGGTCTGGCAAAATCAGCTTCATCAAATCCGGCAGCATCCATAGCCAGTTCGCCACGGGAGAGGGCGAGTGACTGCTTTTTAGCTGTACACCAGAAAAAACCGGCTTTAAAGCCGAGGCGTTTCCTGGCACTTTCATTTTTAACCTTGTAATAGAATGAATATTCTTCCTGCTTAATGCTCATTGTTTTTTAACCTCAGTTAAGATTAAAATCGTTTTGCCAGTGAAAATCCTCTCCGGGTGCTCACTGGTCATGTCTCTGGTGGTGGGTCTGGTCGCTCACCTCAGCATCGCCGGGATGTAAAGCCGGGGAAGCGCCTGCATTTAATGCAGGCTTTTTTCCTTTGAGGCCTCAGACATCGCCCGCGCAAAATCACTTGCAACAGACAAGCTCTTCAATGCACCAATAACCTCCCTGGGGACGTCTTTCACTTTGAGCAACATGGCTGCTGCGGCTATAGTGGAGTCCCATGCTCCTGTTTTTTCATCTGCATATGCAGTTATTGATTTATTTATTGAATAGCCATCTTCGTTTCTGCTTAACTCGTATGAATAGCCAATAACTACCGGCATATTGTTTTGCTCGCATATTTTAAATATACGGCTGGTGAGTTCTTTTAGTTCCTGTAATACTGCCGCATCAGGCGTTGTATTTTTCATTTTTATTTCCTTTTTCAGGTTGAGTGAATCCCTGCCATTGCTGGCATAGTTTTATTGTTTCAGTAAATGATTAATTAAAGTTCATGTGCCATCTGGTCATGGCTGGCACAGCGTTTACTGCAATATTTTTGTTTTTTACGTGAAATAAGCGTTCCGTGCATATATATCAGTTCATATTCGTATGCGGTCTCTTCCGGTATTGCTTTCTGACAATATGCGCAGTTAATTAATGTCGGGTCTCCTTTCTGGGTGAGTAGAGTATAAATTTTACGAATCAATCCCGGTTTTCTGTTTATTGCAGTCTGCTGTTTAGCCGGACTGCGCATCCAGTCGGAACGAGGTGTAATGACAGGTATCATCGTTTTATCTTCTTTGCCTGTTTATAAGCGAATTTTGTTGGTGCGGTGCCTGGTGCCTCCAGGTGACGATAACCAGTTAACCATTACCGCCGACTACTATTTCCACCCACAACATGAAGGACCGTTATGTCTTTTTAACTGTGCCGCGTGCACTTAGCCGCATTCACCACACCACAAAATTCGCTTTAAAAAGGGCGGAAACCAGAAAGGAATGAACTGGTACCGCCAAAGACTACACACAGCAATGTCACGGGTTCCACTCGCAACCGGAAGCGCACTGTCGCAGTGGATTAAACGACAGACCTGACAAGGGAAGGTTCTGCGTAGTGCGCTTTCGTGTTGTGTGCTCCGTATCGTGGATCTGGAGGCCTGTAGTTTCACCACTTATGGCCTGGATGCGTGCTGGCTTACGTGCGAAATCAATCATCTTCTAATCCAAGAGCTATCCGTATTTCTTTTGCGCGGCTTTTACTGCCTGCCTCGACACCTTGGCTGTAAACGAAATGCAATAGGTTATGGATGATCTCCCAATCATCACGATCCAGCTTTGTTGAAAGCAGGCGTGAGACAATTTTGCCACTGGATTTCAGGTGAAATGCGGTGGTCTCTTCTTTGCCGTTGTATTTTTTATCGATGATTTCCATGACTTTTCACCTCATCCGCTTAACGCCCGGCGGCGGAACGTTTTATCTACTGCGCTTGTTACTTAACAACAACTGCCGTCATGTTCGTATGCCTCAGGCTGGCTACTTAGCCCGACTCAGCAGCGGGATAACTCTTGGTATTGTCCGGCTGTTATCTGGTCTGGCGTTGTCTCGATACATCAAATGCTCACATATCGTGAGTAATTTGTCAATATGAATTGTGAGCATTATTTTCTTGGTGGGATATGGATAAGCAAAAAAAATCCCGCATTTGCGGGATTACTAAGAGGGGAGGTTAGCTCAAGAGGATGGAGTATCTTTTTTATGCTGTCTGCTTCTAAGGTATTGTTCTACATACTCATCAATTTCTTTTAATCTGATTTCAAACAGATCAAGCATACGTGTTTGCTCTGATGCTGGCAGTTGATTAAACAATTCGAGTAGCTTTTGTTGGTTATCACTCAGCCATGAGTTGGCATTTTCCTGCTTACCGAACATTAGTTCTGCGGGGGAAATGCCAAGCACTTGGCCAAGCGTAATGGCATCCTCAGCTCCAATACTCCGCGTTCCAGCCTCGTAATTTGCAATGCGTGACGACCCCGACCAGCCACATAGCTTAGCCAGTCGTCCCATGCTTAATCCTCTGTTTTGGCGGATAGTTTTAAGACGTTCGCCAATTTGTTCTGCAATCGTTTTCATGTTTGGAATTTTATCACGCTACGTGAAATTGATGATACTCACGTATGTGTAGTTGACTATGCTCACGAATTGTGAATAATAAAATTCGGAGGTTTTAAATGAACAAAATTTCAACATACAGAAAGCAACTGGGGCTATCTCAAAGGCAGCTTGCGACTCATTTGGGATGGATACAGAGCCGTCTGGCGAACTACGAAGCAAATTTTCGCACACCCGGACTGGAGGAGTGCCGAAAAATTGTTGCCACACTTAACCATCTGGGATCTCGCTGTGTTCTTGATGATGTTTTCCCGCCTCATGTGAACGATAGCAGAACCATATTTGCGAAGGTGAACAACCATGATCACCCCTGAAACAGCCAGTCAGGCGTTATCGTCATGGCTGGCATATCTACAGATAACCCAGGAAACCGCCACGCAGCTGATCACCCGCGCATTCCTGGAGCAGCCGGCGCGACCGGAAATAGCGGTTCACCGTATCGAGCGTGACGACGGAACGGTGGATTACGACGCATGGCGCCGTAACCGGATAAACATTTTTCAGCGCTGGCGAAAACGGGAAACGGCGGAGCACTGCGAGAAATTCTCTGCACTGACCCCCGCTATTCTGGAGGCGATCCGCAAAAGTGCGCCGGAACTGCATAAACGAATAACGGCAGGGCAGAGCATTGAATATCTGCTTTCACAGCTTTTAAAAAAACCGCAGTGGCAAGCGCGGTACTTCTTGGCGCGCCGCTGGCGGATTTTGAGCGAAAGTGTGACGAGGCCATATATGCATTACAGGCGTTACGTAGCGGTTATCGCCAGCAGTACCAGAGACATGACCAGTGAGTAATTTTTTATGTTTTCAGATCGCCCGGAAAAGAGCGTAGAGAGGCTTTATGGCCGCACTTCCATACATGCAGCTTTACATCGCTGATTATCTGGCGGACACCATGCACCTTTCTGCCGAGGAACATGGAGCCTATTTGCTGTTGATGTTCAATTACTGGCAGACCGGAAGAGCTATCCCGAAAAGCAGGCTGGCAAAAATTGCGCGGGTCAGCAGTGAACGCTGGGGGGCTGTGGAAGAGTCCCTGAGAGAATTTTTCATTGATAACGGCACTGAATGGGTTCATGAGCGTATCGAAAATGATCTTGCTGCGGTCAGGAATGTTCTGGCGAAAAAGTCGGCAGCAGGGAAAGCATCTGTTCAGTCCAGAAGGAACAGGAAGAAAACGCAGGCCTCCAGTGGAAGTAACACATGTTCAACAGGTGTTGGTTCGGTGTTTAAACAGGAAGCCAACAAAAAGGGAACTAATAAAGATACAGATCTAAAAGAATTAAACCCCACACATAACGCGCGCGCGCGCGCGAGTGCTCCGGTTAGTCAGCCTGGAATTATGCAACAGCCTGTCGTGACTGAACCGGAATACCGGGAAGGCCTGAACGAGCCGATCGGGAAATTCTCAATGATGGATGACTGGCATCCCTCGCTGGATTTCCGACAACGGGCCGCCCAGTGGGGCGTTGCGTTACCAGACCCGGAATATTTACCTACGGAGCTTGTCGCGTTCAGGGATTACTGGACGTCGGAGGGAAAGGTGTTCACACAAATCCAGTGGGAACAAAAATTCGCCCGTCACGTAAACCACGTCAGGGCAAAGGCGAAACCAGCCAGCAGGGGAGAAAGCCATGCAGAAATCCAGCCAGACAACACCGCATCGCGGGCAGTACAGCAAATCAGGGCAGCCCGCGTGCAGTGGGAACGCGAAAACGGGATCGTCAGCGACGGAGACGGCTTGGCGACTCTGGGAAGTCATGGGGGAAATTTATTCGAACCGATGGACGCAGAAGAACGGCGCGGCACCTTCGAAGCTGTGGGTGGCCCAGATTGGGGCGATGACTGAGCGCCAAATCCGGCTGATTTGTCAGCAGTGTATGGAGCGTTGCCGGGCGGCTGAGACATGGCCGCCGGACCTGGCTGAGTTTATTTCGCTGGTTTCTGAAAGCGGAGCTAATGCGTTTGGTCTCACAGCCGATGCGGTGCTGGCGGAATATCGTCACTGGCGTAACGAGTCCTGGCGCTACTCCGGCAGTGATAAATATCCGTGGCCTCAGCCGGTTCTGTATCACATCTGCACCGAGATGCGCAGAACGGGCGTTGAGCACCAGATGACGGAAGGCGAACTGAAACGACTTGCAGAACGGTTACTGGCGAAGTGGACAAAACACGTCGGTAATGGTTTCAGCATACCGCCGGTACGCCGTCAACTGGCAGCGCCGCGCCATCCGGCAGGGCCAACCCCGGCACAACTGATGATGGAAGAATTCAGACGGCGTAAGGCGGCGGGAAGGCTTTAACCGGGGGGACTTATGAGCAGAAATTACACACCGGCGCAGAAAGCTGAAATACAGAAGCGCCTGACGGAACTGGTACGAACACACGGTCGGATGACGTTTGGAGAACTTCGGAAGATAACGGGGTTAACCATTTTTACAGCCCGCCACTACCTGGAAAAGGCGGAAAGTTGTGGGGATCTGTATCAGGCCGGGAGAAGCGGTATTTTCCCTTCGGAACAGGCTTTTCGGCTTTGGAAGCAGAAACGTGAAGATGCCAGGATTACCCGCTTTCTGAAAACGCCGGAAGGTGTGGTGAGTTCCTACGACCGGACCAAGAACGTTATCTGTACGGAGTGCCGGAACAGCGTGACGATGCAAAGGGTACTGGCATTTTATCGGGGAAATTACCGGGAGGCGAAATCTGCATGAAAATCGAATACCAGGAAGGAGGAGCTGAGTCCCGTCTGGTTATCACCAGTGGTTTCCTTTGGTGGAGAAAACATATCCATCTGGTTGATGAAATTTTGTTGCGTGCGCCGCAACTGCGGGCGGTGAGTGAGGGATTTTTTATCGTGACGACGACCGTCAGTGGATTTACAGCGGATGTGCTACGGGCGGAAATGATTGTTGAAGGTATGGGGTACAAGGTGATGAACGCCGAAATGATACATAACAGTTGCGTGGAGGCTGACAAATAGCTGGCGTAACACAGAGCGTTGAGTACAATTGCTGCGGGTGCTTGAGGCTGTTTGCCTGGAGCATTCGTGAAAGGCAGACAGAGAAAAGCCCCAGTTAACATTCGGCGTCTTGCAGGACGCTTAACATTAAACTGAGGCCACATCTATGCTCTACACACGTAGATTAGCCTCTTACGGACCGAAAGGTCAAGGAGAAGTAGGCTATGAAGCAGCAAAAGGCGATGTTAATCGCCCTGATCGTCATCTGTATCACCGTTGTAATGGCGGTGCTGGTAACGAGGAAAGACCTCTGCGAGGTACGCATCCGAACCGGCCAGACGGAGGTCGCTGTCTTCACGGCTTACGAATCTGAGGAGTAAGAGACCCGGCGGGGAGAAATCCCCGCCACCTCTGATGTGTCAGGTATCCTCAATGCACCCACATTCAACCCGCTCCGGCGGGTTTTTAATGTCCGCGAAATGAGCATGTCAAAAAATAACCAGTTATAAGATTATAAATAAAACACAGAGAAAATGTCATTGCACATGGTCAAAAAATAGCCGTATTAATTAATAATGATAATTAGTAGTCTCCTATATATTCATGGTGAGAATGAAGGTGCTTTAAAAATGCTCAAGTTCGTTATCTATGGAGACACCGTGAAAAAACTAAATAAAACATTCAATTGTAAATATGCTGTTATTCGCCGTGATGATATGACAGTAATTGCTGAAATGGATTTTTTTCCTGACTGCAACAGATCATTGATGTATCGGGATGGCCGCTATGTCCGGTTTCTGCCGTTGTTGCAAAATGACATCATGGGGAGCGATACCCTGATTAATGAGCTGACTATCAGGGCCGGTTATCATGAATAATCATCCTTTGGTATACTCGTCTGCGGGCTGAACTCCCAATCTACTGCGCCACCGGAGAGAACGATGGCGCATTTACAACTGGTCAAGCAAACCTCATCAGGGCTTCTGCTCCCGGCGACGCCGGAGAGTGGGGATTTCCTGCGCTCAGTAAAAATCGGTGAGTGGATACACGCCGATTTTAAGCGTGTCCGCAACTACGCCTTTCATAAACGATTTTTTAAACTCCTTCAGCTTGGTTTCGACTACTGGACGCTAAAGGGCGGCACGGTCACATCGCGGGAACAGAAACTTATCTCCGGGTTCGTTAATTTTCTTTGCGACTCCGCAGGCCAGGAATATATCCCGGCCCTTAACGAGGCGGCGGAACAGTACCTCCATAACGTAGCTACCCTGCGAACCGGGGACGTCGCCCTTCTTAAATCTTTTGATGCCTTCCGGGAATGGGTAACTGTTCAGGCCGGGTTTTATACCGAGCATTTTTATCCGGATGGCAGCCGCGGGCGCCGGGCGAAATCCATAGCGTTCGCCAGTATGGACGAAACCGAGTTTCAACAGGTCTATAAGGCTGTGCTGAACGTCCTGTGGAACTGGATTCTGTTTCATAAATTTTCCTCTCCGGAAGAAGTTGAAAACGTGGCCGCGCATCTGCTGGAGTTCGCATGAAAATGACATGGTTTCAGCATCCGGCGTGTACCACCGAAGAGTCGGATGAGCTGGTGAGGCAGTACCGGCGCAGGGGGGTAAAGACGGAGCGCAGCCTGAATCATGACTGTATTCACTGGACGGTAAGCGTCCTGTTACCGGAATTCGGGCATGTGCCAGTACGGAGGCGTGCGTGCTCTTATCTGAAATGAAAACCTACCGCAGTAAAAAATGGCTGGCAGCCGTCGGGCAGATTGAGTGTTGCGTGCTATGTGGCGCCTGGGGAACCCAGGTTGCTCATCGGAATGAATTAAAGGGCATGGGAATGAAAACGGATGACTGCGCCACGGCGGCGATTTGTCAGGAATGCCATCATGAAATCGATAACGGCAGCCACCTGAGCAGGGAAGAGCACCGGTGTCTGATGAACAGGTCAATCGTACTGACAGTGATTAAACTGGCCCGTTGTGGGCTGATAACTCCGGCAACTATTAAGGGGTAAGGGGCGATAATGCGGGATATACATAAGGTTCTTGAACTATGGGGGGCATGGGTAGCCAATAATCATGAAGATGTGGTCTGGTCACATATCGCCGCAGGCTTTAAAGGGCTTATTCCGTCGAAAGTTAAATTCCGTCCTCAATGCTGTGATGATGATGCGATGATCATTTGTGGATGCATGGCCCGCCTGAACAAAAATAACAGCGACCTGCATGATTTGCTTATGGACTATTATGTGATGGGAATGACGTTCATGATGCTGGCCCGAAAGCATGGATGCTCTGATTGCCGGATAGGTCGACTGCTTCAGAAAGCCGAAGGGATTATTGATGGTATGCTGATGATGCTTGATATCAGGCTGGAAATGGAATAAATCCGAAACTCTGATGCCCGGGGCAGACCGAAAGTGCGGATATCTCTTCCGGGCGTCTGACTACTGAAAAAACAGTATGTACAGAATGTCTGCAGGTCAGGATGAAGTATTTCTATCCTTCCTCTGGAGAAGACGGCTCCTCCTTAACCTGCGCTGAACGTAGCGCTTCACCTGACTCAAAATGCTGGTAGTCTGGTCCGTAATCAAACCACAGTTCTTCCCCGGCGCTGATGTCGCGTGTGGTGACGTAAAAGTGAATATTCTTACCGACAAGCACCGCGCTGACGTTTTGTCTTGCTTCTGTCTCCGCTGTCCGGTGGGTAAATACCGGACTGTTAATCAGGCTGAGGATATTTCCTTCCGGCCAGGCGGACACCAGGCGTTCCTGGCTTCGCGTGGCAAAATAATAATTACCGGACTCCTTCCCATATTTTTTTTCGTATTCACACCGTACCTTTTCACTGTCCAGCAGGCGGCCGGAGTAAGGGCCCAGTACGGTAAACGCCGCCAGATTGGTTCGCGCATAAACTGTACGCCCCCTGTAACCGTCGCTGTCATCAAGGGGAATAGCGACGGACATCATGGCATTCATTCGCGCATCATGCTTTCCTTCATTTTGCAGAAACCAGCGAATATTCTGATTAATTCTGGCTTTGGTCTGCCGGGATAACAGGTTGAAAAGAGGCCCCCACCGTGTAACCTGTAAGGTTTCAATCCTGCCTTCCGCCTGGGCCATCACCGATATCGCCGGGTCACGCCAGTGCCGCAGAATGGGTAAGTTATTGTTTATCTGGTGTGTTAGCCAGGTAACGTCATCTTCCTCTTCCTTGATCTGTTTTGCCGGCGGGGCTGAGATATCCTCTTTGGTCGAGGGAAGCGACCGTTTTTCCCCGCTGCGCTCCGGGGGCGTACTCACGCTGACGGCTATCTCATCGCCTGTGGTTGTTGCTGCGGATGTTGATGCCTGTGGGCTGTCACTCGTGACGGTTGTGGGCGGCGACGGACGTGATGTGCCTCTGGATGGCATCTCACTGTCGGTCGGTGCCAGATACTTTCTTGCGCTTATGTAAGATATCCCCCGGGCCTGCGCCCATGTGGCCCATCCACCTGATGTCCGGCGTTCGTCCGGTGACATGTTCAACCATGCCAGAAGTTGCGCCTCTGTGATGGGGGAACCCCTCTCCCCGGGAGGTTGTAGTCGTACCACCCCCTGGGACTTCAGTCCTGTGTTTGTCAGGTAGGCACTCGCACTATAAATGTCTATGCTCTGTGCCTGCGCCCACGTCATCCAGCCGCCCGCCTCGCG